GGCAATCCCAACTATAGAATGTACCAGGAGTGTCAAGTGTAAGAATTTTATCTAAGCTTAATCCATAAGTGGATTCAATTGGAAATACATTTTCATCAAAACAATGTTCCATAATTTGATCGTACTCATCTTCATCCATTATTTTATGAGTAAAGTCTGTAATGTCAGCCATGAATCTACGAGGTTTATCGCCTTTTACAAACTGAATTGTTTGTTTAGCATTTCTCAAATATTCCATTTGACCAAGTTCAACAGCCATATCAATGTTCACAGAATATGGAAATGTTTGTTTAAAAGTTACAGTACCATCGGTAGGATTTGCAACATCAAGATTTACTAAGCCTTGCCGAGTAAAATTATACTGCTGTTCTTGTAGCCAATCTTCAGGTTTTAAATAGTGCGGAAAGTTTTCTTTTCGTTTATCTCTTTTACACTTGACGTCTCTGCCATCAGTGTGTGTTTCAAATACGTAGTTAAGATTATAGAAAGCGTAGTAAAAGACACGACCAAAGTCTGAGCAATGTTTTGACAGACCCTTATTCATTTTATCTTGTACGTAATAGAAAAATTCTTTCATGTTGAAATGACCTTTAATCCTGTGAAGGAAATCAACAAATTCTTTAGTTCCACCAGGCTGTTTAGTATCTTTTAATACGCCTTGAGGATCGTTTGTTAAGTCTTCATATTCAAGGTGAACAAGATCCCATTCAAAAGATGTTTTCCTTCGAAGAATATCGTGGCTCTTATGCCAAAATCCATTTGGTTGAAATTCATTTATATGAACATTTTCATCTGGCACTTCAAGAAAATGCTCACTGAACAATTTCTTAAATTTCCAATATTCATCTGTAATTTCTTTGATGTCTTTTTCATCAAAAAAATCGTCATGCTTTATAGTGGGCAAAAATTCTGTTTTATTTTTAACAGGTTCCATTTTTTCCTCATAATAGAAGGAGCAGAATATCCCACTCCTTCTATTTATTTTAGTTTAAGAAACCAGCTTCTTCTTCAGTATATGGCCACATTATTTGCCACCTCTTTTCTGCTCGCCTTTTGGGCGAAAGTATGTGTGATCAACATCGATCATGATGCATACTTATCATACTGATTGATTTCAGCAATGAGCAGACGCTCTACTTCAGCAATCGATTCTGGTTTGCAACCTGCTGTCCTAAAAAAGAATTTCCAAAGACTAGTCATTGAGAAACTCCTTTTTGATTGCTGCAATAGTGCGAGCATTTAGATCAGCTAAGAGCCAATGGTAATCTTCATCCCGGTATTCACCAGCACGAATCATTTGTTCAGCTATAGTTACATTAGCAGATGATTGTCTTGAGATCATCCAACCAACCATAAAACCTTGAAGTGTTTTCTTAAATCCGTTGAAGATAACTTCAAGCAGACTCGTTGAGTAGTTGAGAACTAGTGTTGTCATTTTTTTCCTCGTAAGTTCCAATTGTGATTTTACGAGGCAGCTTCTCTTCGGGAAGTTTGACTTCGAGATTAACCGTCAAAATACCATCCGTTAGATCTGCTCCAGTTACTTCCGTATACTCGGACAGCCTAAATGACTTTTTCCAGTTACGAGCACTAATACCTTTATGAACATACGAATCTTGTGCACGACGTTGTGGTCGATTACCGCTGATATTCAAGATGTGATCTTTGACTTCAATATCAATATGTTCTTGTTTAAACCCAGCCACAGCTACTTCAAGAGTATATTTTAACTCTTCTTCTTTTACGACATTGTGTGGTGGATAGGTATCCTTCGCGTGTTGGTGAATGTTATCCAACTGATCGAAGATGTGGTCGAAACCAAGAAATGCGTTTCGCGGAAATGCGAATGTTCCAGTCATATATTCCTCCTATTGACTAGCAAGGTTTAAGTGGACCCGATTATCGGCGTCCAGTATTATATATACGTTAAGCCTCTTCGACTCCAAAAGAAAATCCAAGTCTTGATGAATAAGGCTTAACGTGATGGTACGTACCAGCGGGAACATAGATCGCTCTCCCTGGCATGAACCAATCTGAGTAAAGCAAATCAGTTTCGCCGACTTTCAGTTCAGCCCCATGATCTGCAGAAATTATTTCGTCTACTTCGCTCTTTAGAGTATGGATAGACCATTCTATTTCACCAAGCACTTGCACATATAGAACGTCCATTCCGTCTTTGTGAATATTAAATGGACTGCGTGATTCGTCAGTGAGTCCACCAATTAACTGTAATGTAATCTTAGCATGCGGAAAGACTTGCTGAAGATCTTTCTCAATTTGCCACGCCCACTTCGGTAACGGTATCAGCTCGTTTAGTCGATGTAGTTCCCAACCAAGTCGGTCAGACTTCATCTTACGATTTTCTTTTGGATACGCATCGAGTAAATCGACGAACCAGTTCCAATCGATGTCGATGTTCTCAACCACTGGCTCACCGCCAAAGTCGTAAAAACGTTTAGGATACGTTGCAATGACAAAGTCATCATTTAAAATCATTACTTATTGCCGATGTTATATTTCGGTTGTAGTGTCCAATTATTTTTTTCTTTGAAAGGAATAATCTTAATCTGTCGCATTGGTGCTAATGGTTGAGCACTGTTCTGATTATCAATAGATACAAGACCCCAATCACTCATCAATGTCGCAATCGTATTACGACGAGCAATGTCGTTTTCTTCTAGATTGGACTTTTTCCCATCAAGCAAAAAGAGTTCTTTGAAATGAACGATGAAATACCGTCCTTGTTTGTGGAGAATGTGACAAGATTGAAAGAGTGTATTGTCTTTTCTTGATGCCACGCCAATTCGAGTCAGTGTTTCTCTTACCTTAAGAAAATCATCAGGCTCGTTCAAAGTCACCTCTAGCATGGAGGCGGGTGTCCATTCAATTATAGTGTTATCTTTTTCCACCTCGGTATACCTTCTTCTTTAAATCGTTAATTTGTTCAGACGAGAGAAGGGAGTGGATTTGGCGTGCTTTATTATTACTATAGCCATAATATTCCTTGATCGCTTCAACGTCATCATTCTTTTGAGCTTTAGCCCATTTGGAAAAACGCTTTTTCTTCCTAACGATATTTATAAGAAAATCAAATTGTAAACGATTATCCAAGTGTGAGTTGATATTCATTTCATTTGCAAACAAAACGGTGTCTTGAAAATAAGACAATTGACGATTTACCATAAAAGGATTGTATGCTTTTTCTGCTACATCGTCAACCATGATATTTGCTTTACCGTAGTTGATGTCATTACAATATTCAAATGGGTTCATCTAAAGTTCTCCACACCACCAATGTAATCATCATAATCTAATTCTGCTTCAAGCATACTCTTAGTGAATGAAGAAGTATCGTTGTTTGTTGGACCAACATGTCTACCATTCCAAAAGAGTTGTGGTACTGTTCGTAAACCAGCTTCTTTAATCACAGACTTTTTTTCAAGTTCATAGCTTAGATTGATTTCATCGAAATCATATCCCCAGTTTTCAAGCTTTTGTTTCATGCTATAGCAAAACACACAATCGTTTTGAGTATAGAGAGTAAGTTTAATTGAACTGGACATTTGCCATAACCTCCGTAAGACAAGCAACAACATTTAATTCATGATCAGCAACGAATGCGTGTTTATATTGATAGTCTGCAAGAATCAATACGAGTTGTGGAATAGATTGTGGTTGAATGTGATCAGCTGATCGATCATAAATTCCACGAAAAATTGCAGATGCATCAGTATCTATATTATCCACAACCCATTTACGCATTTCTTTAAAGTTTTTATCCTTTAAGTGATTAAATAAATTATCAAAGGTTCCACCACCAAACTCAAGAGTGCGAACGTCATTAAAGCCCAGAACAGACACCCGCTGAAGTTCATTGAGGCATCTTCGCCAGTCAGGGCTAAACCTCGATACAATCGGTAAAAGATCTTTCTTAGCATATGCAATATCCTCTTCGTTAAGTATAAAACAAAATCTTTCAAACATTTGTTGCATTAACACTGCCGAATCTTTTTTCGTAGTGTTGAACTCATAAACACCGCAACGAGAGTGCAAGGGTTCAATGATTCGATTCTTAAAATTACACGTAAGAATAAATCTGCAATTGTTTGAAAATTCTTCGATAAAACCGCGAAGTGCCGGTTGCGTTGACTGTGGATTAAGATAATCAGCTTCATCAAGTATTACTACCTTGATGCCACCTTGTAGTGAAATAGTGGAAGCAAACTGTTTGATCTTACCACGCAGGGTATCGATATTGCCATCTTCGGAACCATTGATCATAATATAATCAAGATTCATTTGATTGCATAATGCTTTGGCTACTGTAGTTTTACCAGTGCCAGCTGTACCACTGAACAGCATATTAGGAAGGTCGCCAGATTCTACAATCTTTTGAAAAGTTTCTTTCAGCTGATCTGGTAGAACACAATCGGCGACAGTTTTGGGACGATACTTTTCGACCCATAGGTAATCATTAGACATTCACATACTCCATAATAAAATAAAAGTGGGGAGCTAACCGTAGCTCCCCGCGGGGATATTAAGCTCCCACCCTTAGCCACCAGATTCTTCTTCTGCTGCTTCCATAGCTTCTTCTTGTTCGGCTTGTTCACACAGCTGAATAATTTGAATCGCTTGGTCACGAAGGCCACCAATCGTAGAGAGTTCTTCACCCTTGATTGCGCCACGTTGAGTCATCGCATCGATAACTGCAATCATTGACCGAGATGTACGATTAGAAACATCTCGTAGTTCTTTCATAGTTTCTGACATGTCATTAAACTCCAAATGTCGAAGATTTTTCAAGTGCAATCCAGTATTTAACGTCTAGACTTTTATGACTAAATTGCGTAATTAATTTAGAAGAAATTTCTACCTCGTAATCACCAGGCAGAATCTTTAAATTGTTTGTACTCAGGATAAAATTAAACACTGCATCATCAGCAAATTCACCATCGACGTCAATAGAGAAAGCATTTGATGTCATGTTTTGAGAGTCAACCACAGAAAGACTGAGTACACCATCGCGTCCAGAAATAGAGATTTCACTATGACCAAGAGTTGATGCAGCTCTTAACAGACGCTTCATCGTATCATTGTCTAAAGTAAACTTCACATTTGCTTCTGGCATCGTGATGTCTTTTTGTGGTGTTGTCAAAGTATCTTCAGAAGAATAGAAGTACTTGACTTTTGAGCGTCCAGTGGAATCGTTGACAATAACAAATTCATCTTGGAATTTGAGATTAGGTTGATCAACAAGACCAAGAACACCCATAAATTCATTGAGATCGTAAATACCAAAATCAATCGGAAACTCTTCAGATACTTTTGCAGTAGCAAGTACCGTGCGAGCTTCAGAGATTGTTTTGATTGTATTACCTGTACGAATCATCATGTTTGGGTTAATACCTGAAAAGTTTTTCAGGGTGGTTAGAGTATTTTCACTGAGTTCCATTATATATCTCCGCATTAAAACTAGGTATATTATACCATACTTTGGCTAAATTGTAAACTACTTTTTGGGTGTGCATTCGCTTTTTTCTCCACACCAAGGACAATAGAATCCTTGCTTACGAGTTTTTGGGTCAAACTTATCACTCGTGGCAATGGAGAACCAAGCTAAACAAGATTGGCAAGTGAAATGCCATATAGTTTCTGGCTGAACAAACATTACTTTATCCTTGAAAAGTTTTTGTCTTTGATAAATTCAATCTTGTTTTCGAACTTACCATCAAGAATATCACCTTTGTGAGAGATGATAAAGATGTTTGTATCATCACCAAGAGTGTATAGAATCTTAAGAAGATTTTCTACGCCTTCGTGGTCAAGACTTGAATCAAAAGTTTCATCTAACATAAGAAGATTTGTTGATACTGAGTTTTTCATCTTAGCAATCTGGCGCCAAGTAAAGAGTAAAGACAAATCAATACGTTGCTTTTCACCCTCAGAAAAAGAATCATAACCAAAAGCATCACGATGACGAGAACGAATTGTTTCATTAAACTCTTCGTCCAAATCAAAATGTACATAGAAATCGAGAACTTGTAAGTATTGGTTAATAAGTTTATTCATTACAGGCAGATACTGTTTGATAATCTTAGTCTTAATACCAGTATCTTTCAACATCTCTGCGATAGCAGATTTGTAAGAGTAAGTTTCACTCATCTTCATCTTCGAATCTGTCATATCCGAAAGAGTTGATTTAATATTCTCTAATTCCTCTTCAGCTTCTCGCAGATCAGCTACCGCCGATCCAGCAATATCTTCTCTGAGATTTCCAATTTCGCTTTGCAACCGATTGATTTGTTGTATGTTAGAATGTAGTGAAGATTGTTTATTTCGTATCTCGGAAAGCGCGTCATTTGTGTCTGAAATAGACGATTCAACCTGAGTCGATTCTTCAGTGAGCTTACCCATCGCGCTTTGTAATTCTTTTGCTTTGGATTTAGCCTGATCCATTTTTTCGGATCTGAGTTCCGAACCAATATCTTGATCGCAGGTGGGGCAAGATTCATGGTCTTCATAAAACTTCGCATCCTTTGCGACCGTTGCCATCTGCTGTCTAAATTGCGCAGAGTATTGAAGTAGCGATTGTTTGCGTTCATGTAATTTTTTAAGTTCGGCTTCGATTCCATCTTGATTCCTATCAATTTCTATACTGAGTTCATTATTCTCAGATTCAAGATCTTCAATTTCTTTACGCTTTGTAGAGATTTGAGTTTCTTTATATGTGATAGCCTCATTGGTAATTTTCTTGACATCGTTAATGTATTTCTTTTGAGTGTCTACTTTGTTTTTGGACAAATCAATCTGGTAAGCTAAGTCTTTGAGGTTATCCTTAATTGAATTAGCTTCTTCCTTTAAGATTTGATTCATTTTAGAAAAGACACCAATATCAAGAAGATCTTCAATAACATTGCGCCGATTATGAGGATTCAACTGCATGAACGGTACAAAGTTTGAAGAACCAAGTACCACAACTTGGTGGAATGATTTGTGGTTTAACTTTAAAATATTTTGTTCAAGAATCCTTTGATACTCTTTAGCATGAGAAGATTGGTTAATCATCTCACCATTCTTCCAAATTTCAAAGATACCCGGTTTAATTCCACGCACTACTTTAAACTGAGCAGCACCTACTTTAAATTCAACTTCGACAACACATTGCTTGTTATTAATCGAGTTTATCAATTGTGGTTTATTGATATTACGATGTGGCTTACCAAACAGAGCAAAAGAAATAGCATCCAACATTGTGGATTTACCAGCTCCATTCTGACCAACAATCAATGTTGTTTTATGTCGAAGTATATCGATCTCAGTAAAGTTATTACCGGTCGATAGAAAGTTTTTATAACGAATTTTTTGAAAGATTATCATACAATTTCCAAAGCCTGAGCTTGAGTCATCAGGTCTCTCATCATCACTTTAATACGATCTTTATCGAGATCCGTATCTACACCATCAATATAGTCATCCATCAGTTGTGGAGTATCATCTACTTCAAGGCCTTCATCTTCAACATTTGAGCCGATAAATTCATTGAAGTTTTCTGATATTTTCAGATCGTGAATATTTTCATTTTGAATACGATCGATAAATCTATCGAATCCAAAGGTATCACTTTTTTCCACCACTACAACTTTAACAAACTTCTTATCCAATACCGAAGTATCAAAGCTATTATAATCTATTTCTTTATCATTGTAAACAATTTTATGAAATAAAGTATACGGATTGCGTATCTTTTCTATTTCACGTGTTTCAGTATCAATAATGTGGAAGTACTTTGGATCATGAGCATCAGACCAAAAGAATTCCATTTGGCTTCCAAGATACCAAACGTTATCTTTACGAGAAGATACATGAAAATGCCCGGTAAGTACTAACTCAAATTTTTCAAATAGTTTATGGCTCATACCATGATGGTTCTCAACACCACGCATGAGTTCAAATCCACCGAGTTCAAGATGGCCAGCGAGCCAATCTGCTTTACAATCGGAAATAAAGTTCATAGACTTTTCGTAATTGTCTTGGCAAATCCAAGGGAGCATTGCAATATTTAAAGAACCATAACTCATCACAGTTGGTTCCATAATGATATTTACTTCATTCATAAAATGACCAAGTAACTCTTTCAAGCTATTCATGTCATTTGTATTCTTAAAATACGTATCGTGGTTACCAGGAATAATATCCATAGACATACCGCGCTTACGCATTTCATTTAAGAAAGATTTTCTATTGTGATTTAGGGCTTTTATGTTTACTACTTTGCGATTATCGTAATAATCTCCAAGATGCACGATTTGTGTTACACCTTGTTTTTCACATTCAGGAAAAAACACTTCAGAATAAAATTCTGCAGCGTTATCTAAGAATATTTGAGATGAGTTACGAATACCACAATGCGTATCATTGAGTACTGCTATTTTCAACCGAGGATTCCTTCAA